ACGCGAAACCGTCCGGGACAATCCTCCAGGTGATTGCCTCAATTCGCAGGATGCACTCGCTTGGATGTCAGGTTGTATTACTCGACAATATGTCTTGCGTGCGCATGGACGGCACAGATGAAAGACATCTGGCGCTTGAGGATGCGCTGATTCGAATTCGAGAAACAGCGGTTGAGTTGAAAATACCAGTCATCGTGATTGGGCACTTGAAACGCGGACAGTCAGAAATGGATGAATTGACCAAGAAGCCCAAACTTTCAGACTTCGCTGGCGCTGCTGCGTGGGAGCGTATGTCCAGAAGCGCGTGCGGAATGTGGCGAGATGGCGATGAGATTGTTTTGAAAATTCTGAAGCAAACAAATGGAAAGATGGGTGGTGAATTTACCGTGCAAATGAAAACCGAGGCTGCGGTGGTGGTGGACATCAAACATCGCGACATGCCGCAAGTGAATCAATCAAGAAATGGGAGATACTGAGATGACGCCTGAAGAATCCGAAAAATATTATTCAGTTTTAAGAGACGCATCTTTGCTCCGAAAACACATTGACGATATCGGGGAACGAAGAAATCTCTTTCACCATCTCTGGTCGATTGCTGGCAGCACTAAATACAGCAAAGACCAGTGGATGGTTTTTGAGGCAATTCTCTTGGCCCATGGAGTTATATGATTGACCTCGAATCAGCACTCTACTTCCTCGACACCACCGCCGTCGTCTCAGCCCCATCAATCACGCGCGAGCAGGCGGCTGAATTGGCGGCGCTGTTGCGGGAGTACAACGAGGAAAATAGTCAGCTGTGTGATGAGTACAACGCCAGAGGTCGCGAGCTGATGAACGTCCACGACGCGCTACACCGAGAGTGCGACGGCAAAGCAGACTTGCCGGAAGAAATTCGGGCGCTAAGAAAAGAGCGCGACGAATTGAAAATGAAGTTGGTGGAGCTGGAAGAGGAATTCGCAGACGTTCGATTCAGATACGACGAGCTACTGTCGGACACTGAAACGCAGATTGAAGCGCCAACCAACAATAAGTGCCCGGACTGTCGCAATGGTCATTGCCTCTGCGGGCGTTGCGATACCCCTTGTCCGTGTGACACGTGCCAAGGCCACGGGGTAATTCTTCCAGAAGCCACCGGCGACCTCGACCCAGGCGTGTACGAGGGCAGTGGGAAGGGGTTTGGGAAATGAAGCCAGGCGAACCATACGAAAGACCGGCCGGCGTGCAGCGTAGGGAAGGCACTGACGGGAACACTGAGTGTCTGTGTAGCAAGTGCGAGAAGAGGGACGCATACGGATGTTGTTTTGGAGACCGCCCAGGGCCTTACTTGTTTGTTTGTTCGAAGTGTTTGGAGGCGAAGAAATGAAACGAAAAACAAAACGAAAAACAAAACTCTCACCCGAGACACTCGCGCGCCGTAAAATTCTCAGACACCTAGACGCTGCGTACTCTCTGTTCAGCGCCGCAAAGATAAAGCCATATTGTCTTTTTCTTCTCGACCAAGTCATTCGTCGAATTGAAGAACTCGAAATGGAGGCGAAGAAATGAGCGCCCAATTAATTCGAGCCGCGCTGTTGACGAGCCTGGCCCTAAGAGACGAATCTAGCGGCAGGATTCTGATTGACCGATTGGTTGGCCTTGGCTTGCAAGTTGAAGAGCACCAGGTGTACCCGGCACTAAGAGAGCTTGAATCCGAAGGCCTCGTTGAAAGCGTCGAGGGCCCAGACGAACCGATTCGAGGCGGACGGCCAAGGCGTTTTTATTCACTGACGCGCAAGGGGCTCGACGTTGCGAAGGGATTCGAATTTGAATCTTTCGAGGAGGCGAAGGAATGAGGACCTCATTTTGCGAACACAGTAAAGTCAAAGATTGCGTGTGTCTGCGGAGTGACGAGAGATGCGGATGCGTTCTAAGTCACGATATGGGGTGCCCGTTTCGCGACGACAGCCAATGCAAATACGCCGCGCTTAAGGCGAGTCATGCGGAGTTGATGCAAATGCTCTCAGAGCAAGGCACGTCAAGGGATGACGGCGATGGCCTCTGTTGGTGCGGGCTTACGTCGATGATTCCGTATCGAGGCCACGACCTAAACTGTAAAGCCGTTGAGGCTGCACTCAAAAAAGCAGAGGGGTTGAAATGAACGGACTCAAAGAGCTTCAAAAGGCTTCAGACGAGGCATTGGCTACAGCAAAGAAGGCGATTGATGGTTGTGGTTGCTGGCCAAGTTTGTGCGAGAAATGCGATACGCTGGCTGGCAGAGCGAATGAGGCGCACTCGATTTACGCGACTGCTCTTCTGGCGGAACCCGTGTTCAGGGAACCCGAGGGCGCTCAGGTTTACTGGCAGAAAAAAGGATGGCGGAGATGATTTTAACAAAGAGACAGGCGTTGGTTGAATTATCAAAGGCGCTCATTTCGGCGAATTCTCCAGACATTAAAAACGAGTTTGGTGACATTGACGCAGATTATTGCGTTGAAACGGCGACCGCAATTCTTGACGCAATCGACTATCGGCTCGGCCTGAAAGAAACATGTCAAAGATGCAATGGTGGTGGCTGGGAAGAGAGGGCGAACCAGGATCCAAGCATAGCGATTTGCAACGACTGTTATGGCGTCGGTGCGGTTCTCGTGAGGCGCAAATGACGGCGACCAATTCAGTTTTTATAGTAAACCATCGCCACTTGATTCAACTTTCACGCTACGAGTTTGCGCGTGCGCTGCTTCAGTCAGGCGAGCGCGTTCCTGACTTCGCATGGTTTGCTGATTTTGCCATACCGTCAACAGCCAATCTCCGAGAGCATTTCAGAGCAAAAGCGAAGCGCGCTCAGGCGCAACGGATGGGCGGCCGGGTACTCAGTACGAGGTGTCCTAAGCCGCTGTCTGACGAAATATGGCTTTTCATTTTGACTCGGTGCGCTCCCAAGCAACTCGACTCAGACAACTGTGCAATCGCATTCAAAAGCGTTCGAGACGGTATCGCCGACAGGATTGGCATTAACGACAAAGACCCGCGTATCATTTGGCATTACGAGCAAGAGAAGTCCAAGACAGCGCGTGTGAAATTCGAAGCCTGGAAAATCAACCCATGAATCTCGGAGGGGTGGCATGAGCAAACACAGCGACGCACAGCGGCACGAGGAAAGAGTTGACGCGAGTATTGAAAGGGCGCGACGGTGGCTGGGTTTTTGGGGGCTGGTTCTCGCGCACTACGCGCAAGGGCTTACTTCGAAGCAATCAGCCGAGATGCTGGGTACGACGGCGGATCAGGTATGGTACGCGCGAAAGAAGAAATTGGGGCTGGCCGGGCCTCGAAAATGTGAGGTTGAAAATGGGAAGGCCTAAGACACCAACGCTACGCGTGTCCCCCAATGCTAGCACCCTGTCGGAAAAGCCTCTAAGAGGTCCAGATGGCAGACTGCTGCCGGGTGGGCCTGCCCTGAATCCGGGAGGGCGCTTTGCATGGGAAAAAGAAGTACGCGCAAAACTTGAAGTCGCAGCTGGTACGGCGATTCAACTACTACAGGAAGTCCTCGAGGGTAGGCCGATTGATGGCACGATGGACGGCAAGAAAATCAAGATGACTCCATCTCCAGGTGACAGGCTTCGCGCTGCTGAAATCGTTTTCAGTTATTCGCTTACCAAGCCGACCGCGAAGGTGGACCTCTCGGTGTCTCAAGCGCCTCGATGGATTTCTGAAACCTCAAAAGAGGAAGCGATGAAAATTCTTGAGGCCGCGACAAAGGAAGACGAGTGACAGAGGAGCTCACGCGAGCCGAGAAAAAAGCCGAGATTGCCCGTCAATACTATTGGCGCGCATGGCGCGAGGGCTGGATTCTTGATGTGCTACTCGACAAGGCCGGGCCTACCGGCGGCCAGCTTGCTTGGGTGAAACAATTCTGGGACGGCCCGCCTATCCCGGGAGTTTGGAATATTGGAAGACAGCGAGGGAAAACATGGGCTGCTGTTGTGATGGCCATCGACTTTATGCAACGCACGCCAGGGGCTATCGTGCGGTACTGCGGAAGAACGAAAGACTCTGCTTTCGCCATTGTAGAGCCAACGATGCGGCGCATAATTGAAACCATGCCTCCTGAGATGGCGCTAGTGAAAGGACACACAGAATATGAATGGGTAATTCCTTCAACGGGCGCCACGTTTGTTTTGTTTGGTACTGACGCGCAAAGCTTTTCAAAGGGCCGAGGCCCGCGCACACACCTGCAATTGTTTGACGAGTATTCATTCTTTCAAGACTTAGAGGCTGTTGAGAATGCGCTGTTGCCGTCACTGCAAACCACGCGCGGACGTGTGTTGTATTTATCTTCACCGCCCGAGTCTCTTGCGCACCCTTCGACGAATCGAATTCAGACGGCCATCACAAGCGGGCGATGTGTCACTGACAGCTTCTGGAGCAACCCACGCGTCAGGCACGAGGAGATTCTCAATAGTGAGTGTGCGCGCCTTGGGCTGTCGCGAGAGCAGCTTCTGAAGTCGACTGCATTTCGTCGGGAGTATTTGGCTGAGTTGATGGGCCATGACGGTGCGTTTTTTAATGGTGAATGGTTTGCTGGTAAAATCATTGATGCCATGCCTGCAGGCCTGACGACGGTGCGAAGCTGGGATACGGCCGCAACAGAAGACACCGGGAAAAACAATCCTGACTGGACTGTCGGTGTGAAGCTTGGAGTTGAGACGCTTGTCGACAAATCAAAGCGCGTGGTGATTCTCGATGTGAAGCGTTTCCGAAAAGGTCCGGGCGAGACTGAGAGAGAAATGAAATTGACGTCAGAGCTCGACGGTGTCGACGTGCCAATTATTCTTGAGCAGGAGCCCGGCAGCGCTGGTAAAATTATGGTGCACGGCAATAAGACGCGCGTCTTCTTTGGCCACACCGTGCACAGCATGCGAAAGACCGGGGCCAAGTCGAGTTACTGGACGCAACTAGCAACGCAGGCCGAGGCCGGCAACGTGTATCTTGTGCGCGGGGCATGGAATGAAGAATTCATCCGCGAGTTGTGCGCGTTGCCTGTTGGGCACGACGACCAAGCCGACGCAGCATCGCAGGGGCTTGCGTGGCTTGCAATGCATATGCGAGACGAGAAGATTCAAAGCGAAGCGGTAAAACCAACTGCAGTCAGCAAGATGCGCGCAATGGGGATGTGAAATGAATCAAGAAATCCTAAAGCTTCACCGCACCGCAAAGCTTGCCATCCAGTGCGGTCAAGAAATGGCCGATGGAGTCACGCGACTCGGGCAACACGTGGCCTCCTCTGAAATCAAGACGGCGTTACTCGAGTTGCTTCGATGGCCGGCGGCCGAAGTGCGCGCGCGGTGTGTCGAAGTTCTGGGACGAAAGTACTGGGACGAAGAAACGCGCTGGGCGTTCGCTGCGCTGTTGACTGACGAGAAGTCGGATCGAGTCATCAAGATGGCGGACCAATTCATCAATCCGCCAAAACCCTGAATGCCACCTCTGACGCCCCGGGTGGCGCGGGTTGAATTCGGCCGCGCACGGAGAATGACGCGCGCCTTTTTGCGTCACAGTCCAAGATCCTTAATATATCTGTCATAAACTAAGCTTTGTCGATCAGCCGGAGACAAGCGTTTTGGCCTTTTTCGTGGCGCTCTGCTTTGTAGGTGTTCCGCAATCGAATCACGCACGACTTGCGCCATCGTCTTGGATTCCCGTTTTGCGCGGGCCTTCAGCGCGTCGCGCATCTCGGTAGACACCTGTACCAAGAAGCGCACGGGGTACTCTGCAGATTCTGGTGGGCGGCCGGGGCCGCGCTTGGGGTTTGCGATCGTGGTCAACGATTACTCCGCGTCACGAATTATAACGGCAGTGTAGTCGGGTCGCGAAGGGTCGACAAAAAACGGAGTCGACTTGATTTCCTCAATTTCCGCGGCAGTCAAATACCCACCGTCATTTGGGTTGATTTTTTCAGCCAGCTTGGCCGGCAACGCGTCCCAAAATTCTTCGGCGTTGTACTCCCAGTCTACCTCGACCTTTGTTACGCCCAGAATTTTTGCGACGGCCTCAACAAACCGCTCGGCGGCGCGACCGTTATCCACTACCTCAAGCAAGTCGGCTGGTTTCGTCGCCCGCAAATACCGACTTGACCTTTCTCCGCCAAACTCAAAATGCATGGCGTCTTCTTGCGATTCAAACTTCTTAACTTCGGCCGCTTTCGACGTAACGCAATCGTGGGCGATTTCTGCCGCCTGCGCAGCGTCGTTGCCGTACCAGCAAAAGTTCGAGGTTTGGATTGTGATGCCGCCGCCGTTGTCAAATTGAATTTCAGTTTTCATTTTGTTCTCCGTTTTCCGCCGTTCCCGGCGGCCGAGGCGTTGTGTCCCGGTGAGATAAAGATATATCACTTTATTACGTATGGCAAGCACCCAATGTCGATTTTTTGTCGATTTGTTTGCGTGTGATTCCTGGTACTTGCCTGTCATTGGCCCCAGGAATAGCCCTGTTTGGGGTAGGCCTAAGCCCTGGTCGCCCCGCAAAGTCGCGCCACAGGGCAAATGTGGCGCTCGAACTACGCTCGAACTGCGCTCGAACATGCGTTGGGGCCCGATTGTTAAGAAGTGTTAAGGGAAATTTAACACAGCCATTTCGCGCCCAATTATTTCAAGCACTTCCGACTTAACAAAACTTAACTTGACTTTTAGTTTATGCGCTGCTTAGGGAGGGGGTAGGGGGTGGGCCTCACAGCGTGCGAGCGCGAAGCTACCTCCAAAGATTCTAAAAAAAATGGGAGAGCTGAAGGCGAAGCCGGAAGCCCGCCTGAAGCGAAGCGTAAGGCCCTCGGGACCAGGAACACTGCGCAACCACCAGCCGCCCGATGTCGGTATTTTGGTGAAAGCCTTGCGTGTCGGTCGCCACACTTCACCCCAAAGCAATCAATCGGTGTCGACTTTACGTCTGCGCGGTGGCCTACAATAGCGGGTGCCCCCGACCAAAACACCCGCGCAAGTAAAACCGTCGCTACTGGACCGGCTCGGGAATCCATTCGGCTTGGGTAAACCGCGGACGGGCATCGTCGGTATTTCCGGCACCACCAACTGGGCTGGAGACATCCAGAAAGAATCAAACCAGATTCTTCGCGGGACGTCCGCATACGGAACCGCTGGGTCTCCCACGTGGGGTGAGTGGGAAAATATCCTGCGCACGGATCCAGACGTTTCCGCAGCAATGGAATTCGCGAAAGCGCAAATTCGAGATTGCCGCGTCTCCGTCGAAGAATTCGCAGCGACGACGCCAGAAGGGAAAGCGGCAGCAAAAGCACAGGCAGACTTCGTGCGCTTCTGTCTCTTGGAGCGATGCGCACCAGGATGGCCTGAGCTCAAGAATCAACTGTGCGGCGCACTTATTCCCGGCTTCTCTCTTCATGAAATCATTTGGGAGACTGTCTCGCACTCGTCACTGCCGGGCGGCCAAGGCTACGGCATCACCGCGCTGCAAGAGCGCTTACCTCAGTCGATTGAAGTCAATGGATGGATTGAACGCGACGGTGAGCTGGCTGAAATTAAACAGATGGGTCAAAAGCCCAACGGTGGATTCGGTACGTCGATTTTACCAGCCGACAAAGTGCTGTTGTTTTCGTGGAATCGCAGCGGCAACAACTACCTGGGCTTTTCTGCGTTTCGTTCCGTCTGGTACCTCTGCAAAATTCGCGCGGAGCTTTTGAAGCTTGCCGGCATTTCTCTTTCACGCGAAGGCGCTGGCGTCCCGGTAGCTGTCTCGCAAAGCAACGAGTCAACCCTTGATGCCCAACAGCGTATCGACCTCGAGCAACTGCTGGCAAATATTCAGTACCACGAGAATTCAAGCGTGGTGATGCCGGTGGGTTGGTCGATTGAATGGATTTACTCGCCGGGCGCAAACAAGGGCCACATTCTCGAGGCGTGGAGCCAGCTTGGAAAAGCAATTCTCCGACAAGTATTTGCCATGCAGCTGTCTCTCGGAGCCGACTCTTCAAACGGTAGTCGTGCAGTCGGAGAGGTACACGACGGGACTGCCGACTCATTTGTGCAAGGTGTGCTCGCGGGAATTGAGGGAGCGATCAACGGGGCGGGCCACCGTCCTTATGAGGGCCTCCCTCGTAAAATTGTTGAAGCAAATTGGGGCCCGCAGGCCGGGTACCCGAAGGTAAAGCTCGAGTTGAAGCAGGCCAAAATCAACATCGAGACGAAAGCCAATGCCGTTCAAACGCTCGTCTCTGTTGGCGCGTTGACGCTTACGCTTGACGATGAAAATTCCCTACGCGAGGCCCTGGGCTTCACGCCCGTCACTGCGGAAATTCGCGACGCAAAGAAGATCGCTGCGCCCACGCAACCCACGCCAGCGTTCGCCATGGCGGCCGAGGCTTCGCCCTTTGTGCCCGCGCGTCCGCTGCGCTTTGCAGAGCAACGGCTCGACCTTCAGCGACAAACTAAATTCCTGGCCGAGGCCCGCGAAAGCTTTGAGAGACAAGTCAGGCCGGTAGTCGTCGAGATGCTGGTGTCTGCGCTTCCAGAAATCAAGACGGCCATTTCGGACGGAGACCCAAGCGACGTCGCTGACGTGTCCTTGGACACCAAGAGGCTTTCTGAAGTTGTGCGTAAATTCTTGCGGGCTGCACGAGTGGAGGGGGCCGCGCAAGTTGAAGCAGAAACAAAGGTTGGAGCCGAGAAGATTGCTGAGAAGCGAGCGGCTGGCATCGTCACCATGGCGGCCGGTGAAGGTGACGAGAAAGACCCAAAAGAAATCACAGAAGAAACCGATGAAAGCCTTGAGGCTGAAGAGAAGCTTATCAGTCGACGCATCAAGAATCGCTTGGCCCAGGAACTCGAGGCCGAGGCTCTGCAAGGGCAACGCACAGGAGCCACCGCTGCGGACATGATCAACCGCGTGGTTTCGCGCCAACTCGAGACGGCCGCATTCAAGGGTGACGCGGGCGTCATCACCACCACCGCGTGGAATCTTGGGCGTGAAGAAGCAGCCAAGAAGCTCGGCACCAAGACGGTGCAGTACTCGGCCATCCTCGACAACAAAGTGTGCGGGCCATGCGCTGCGCTCGATGGTGAGGAATGGCCTTTCGACAGCGCGGAGCATCGGGCGAATTTACCCCCTAACCGAAACTGCGACGGCAGCTCTAACTGCCGATGCGTTTTGATTTATTTGCAGGAGGACGACGAATGAACGTCACAGCTTTCAAGGCTTCGCTTGCTAAAGAAGTGCAAGCCGCAGTCGAGCCAAAATGGAATCAACTTTTCGTTGCTGGCACTTTCTACCGTCAGGACTTTCCTGAAGGCATCACGCTTGACGTGAAAGCATTCGAGGCCATGGTGGAAAACTGGAAGGCCTCGGGCCGTCCAGAATTGTGCGTTGATTATTTCCACTGGGGTGGATCCAACGTCACGCAGGTTCCTATCGAGGACAAGGTGGCCTCAGGGTGGATCCAACGCTTGCGAGTTCGCAATGGAGTCCTCGAGGGCCTCATCAAGTGGACAGACAAGGCCCGCGCAAAAATCGAAGCGGAAGAGCTCAAATATTTTTCCCCATACTTCCAGATGGACGCGCTCGACCGCACCTCCGGGAAAAACCAAGGCCCGACTCTCTTCGGTGGTGGCCTCCTCAACGACCCATTTTTGACGTCTCTGCCGGCAGTCGCGGCGAGTGCAGTGCAACCAACAACGCCCGAAACGGCAAAAACAAAGGAGCAACAAGTGAATCCAAAACTGATGAAAGCCGTTTGCGCGGCTTTTGGAATTGCTGAAAATGCAACAGAAGATGAAATTATGGCGGCCGCCACGAAATTAATGGCGCCTCCTGTTGAAGAAAAGAAAGAGGAAGTGCCGGCCGTGACTGCCAGCGCAACCCCGGAGCCCATCGCCGCCAGCGCGTCGATGACGGTGAATAGCGAAGCGATTGCGTTGGCCGTCGAGCCCGTGCGCATCGCCCTTGCTGCGGCTGTCGCCCAGACGAAAGCCCTCGGCCTGAAAATCGAGAAGCTTGAAGGCGAGAAGTCAGAAGCTAAAACCGTCGCCCTCACCGAGAAGCTGTTTTCTCAAGGACGCCTTTTGCCGGCAAACCGCGACGTCGTGGCGAAAATGGTGAAAGCCATTGGGCACGAAGAAGCTGAAAAATACTTCAGCGCGATGCCTGTGGTTGTCGACTTGAAAGAAAGAGGCCTCGGCCCAATCGAGGGTACCTTGGGCGACGGCAGCGCATTCAAGAAATTCGAGGCCGTCATTGACGGAATCGCAAAAGAGAACGGCATTCCACGGAGCGCCGCTCGTGAATTGGCCACGTCGCAACACAAACAACTCGCGCTTGAAGCAAGCAAGAATTCTTAAAGGAGCCACACCATGCCAGCTGCAAACTACACGTCCCCTATTGTCCCTTTCTCGTTTCTCGCCGGCGGTGCGATTCCCGCTAACTCTGCCGTGAAGCTGTCGGCCGCCGACACTGTGGTTGTAACCTCGGCCATCACCGACGACGTCATCGGATTCGCGCGTACCACTGCTGCAAGCGGCGAGCGCGTTGAAGTCGACACCAACAGCGGAAGCATCGTCAAGGCCATCGCTGGCGGTACTGTCACCTTGGGAGAGCAAGTTATGCCCAAGGGAAGCGCCACTGCCGGAACTGTCGTGACTGCTGCCGGCGCAACCGCGAAGTCGTGCGGAATTGCGCTGACGTCAGGTGCGTCAGGCGAAACGATTCAAGTGCTTACGCGATTCTGCGTCAACGGCCCGGCCAATAGCTAACCGCAATTTCAAAAAGGAGATACCAAAATGCCATACGCAAAATCCAGCTACATCACTAATACAGCCCTCGAGTCTGTTTGTTTTGATTTCATGTCGGAAGCCAAAGACTTTGTTGCTGACTCTGTCTTCACGGTGAAGCCCGTGAAGAAGACGGACATGAAAGTCTACCAGGCTGACACCAGTAAGTTGCGACGGTACAACACCAAGTCGCAAACGGACTCACTCGCCGGAATGATTGACGAGCAATTCTTTACCCGCAATTTGACGCTTGCTGAATACAAGCTGGGCAAAGAAATCAACCCCCGCATCGTGCGAGATGCCGACATTGGCGCGCTCTTTTCAGAAGCCCGAGCCGCGAAAATTGTCACCAACGCATTGATGATTGACCGCGAAGTGTTGGCTGCAACGTTGGCCACCACGGCCGCGAATTACGCGTCAACGCTGTCGTCAACCCTCAGCGGCGCATCGCGATGGGATGACGCAGGCAACCCGGAAGCCGCAAAGCAAACCGCAGACACGGCCGTCCAGGCGCTGTCAGGCATCAAGCGATTGAATGCCATGGTGTGCGACGTGCAAGTCATCCGCGCGCTGAAGTCAAACGCTGCGTTCGTGGACCGCACTAAATACACCAAGGGCAGCCCGGTTGACTTGGAAGCGATGAAGTTGTTCTTCGATGTCGATTACATCTTCATTGCTGGGTCGACGTACGACTCTGCGAACGAAGGTGGAACGCGCACGCTCGCCTCACCGTGGGGCAAGGACGTCATTTTCTTCTATCACAATCCCAGCGCGGACCTCGAAGACGTGTCGTTCGGTCACATGTACTTGGTTGAGCAACCTTTCTGGACCAAGATTTACGAAGACCCGAAACGAAACGGCCCGGCCGGAAGCATGAAGATTCTGGAAGTCGGAACCGAATACATGCTCGACAAGGGATATGTTGAGTCCTCGAGCTCCGACAAGTTCGCGGCCGGTTACCTCTACAAGTCGGTCATCGCGTAATGAGCGCCTACAAAGCACTCACCTCAATCCATCACAACGGCAAGCGTTATGCCGTTGGTGATGTTTTGGAGCTCAGTGACTCGGACGCCAAGCGCATCCCGCATGCCGTCGAGTTGGTTGGTGCCGCGAAAGCGGAACCCGTCAAACCGGCGGCTGTGGTTGTGCCCGCGCCCGCAGTCACTCCGCCAAACAACCCCGAAGTTAAAAGAGGCAAAAAATGAAGAAACGATATTTGGTTTTAGGGGCTCTGTTGGTTTCTGCCATCGCCCTTGCTGTTGGTCCGTACAACGCTGACCAGATTGGTCGATGGGTCCAAGGCCCGCTGTATGTGATGCCTAAGTCACTTGCGGCCGGTGTTACATCCACAAACGCGGTGACGCGCATGCTGGCAGGTAGCGAAACAGTCGACTTTGCTTCGGGCACAATCACCTGTGTTGATTCGACGGGCCACACTGTAACCGGTGCCCAGGTTGGCGACGCCTGCATTGTTGGGGCGCCTGCTGACGCAACGGCCAATGCGACGTTCAGCTGTTATGTGTCTGCGGCTGATACTGTCAAGGTTCGGTTTTGTCCTGCAGTGACGGCTACGAATCCGGCATCTGCGTCATACAAAACCAGAGTTATCAGCAATCAGTAATCCCTCAAGAAGGCGGTGGCACTATGGCTCTCACACT